AAAATGGCAATGTCTGAAGCACAGCTTATGCATGCAACTAAGATGGCCCAGGGTGAGGAAGCTTACCAAGGAAAACTTTTAGAAGCAAGGCAATCGGACTGGAAGGACGAGGCCGTTTTGATAATTTTAAGTTTGCCCGTGTTGGTGCTTGCTTGGGCAGTCGTATCAGAAGACCCGACAGCGATGGACAAGGTAAAATTGTTCTTTGACATGTTCTCGCAGCTTCCATCGTGGTTTACAAATTTATGGATACTTGTCGTGGCGAGTATTTATGGTATAAAGGGAACGCAAATATTTAAGGGAGGAAAAAAATAATGCCGGGAAAAGAAATAAAAGGAAGAAGTAAAAGAGCTATGTACAGCAACGGTAAGTTAGTTGGTGAACAAGTTAAAATAGCAAAAGCTGCACCGCCAAAAAATAAAATTACTGGGGCGGATTTTAAAGCATTAAAGAAGGGAAAAAAATAATGAGAATTTATTATGGAAAAGGTGGTGGAGCAGACGCTAGCAAATACCACACAAAAAAAGACGGAACAAAAGCTAAAAAAGGTTTATATTACTACATGAACAGAGCCAAAAAAAGAGGGACTAGCAAACCTGGTAAAGGCACTGTAACTGATAAAGCTTTAAAACAGTCAGCAAAGACAGCTGATAAAAAGTAATGGCCACTAGGCGAGAAAACCCTATTAGAAAAACTACCACTAAAGGTGGTAACTATAGACCGACAAAATCTGGAGCTGGAATGACAGCTAAAGGTGTAAGAGCTTATAGAGCAGCAAATCCTGGATCAAAATTAAAAACGGCTGTAACCGGTAAAGTAAAAAAAGGTTCAGCAGCAGCTAAACGTAGAAAGTCATATTGTGCAAGATCACTTGGACAACTTAAACGATCTTCTGCTAAGACTCAAAATGATCCTAATTCTAGAATTAGACAAGCAAGAAGACGTTGGAAATGTTAGACATATTAGTATACAAATTTTTTGGAAAACTAGACACTATGTTTGCTAAAATAGAAACATATGCTATAAAACTTACTGAATGGTGTTGGCATTCAAGAGTTAATTTATTACATAAAAGGAGAAAGAAAAATGCTACAAGAAGAAACAATAATAATACATAAAATACAAAAACATCTTAAAGAGTCTTATCAAGATATAGCAGATGCCATGATCGGCGGTGCTATTGACAATATGGAAAAATACAAGTATATGATGGGACAGGCACATGCCTATTTAAAAATATCACAGGAAATCTCTAACCTGCTAGAACCAAAGGAGCAAAAAAATGATATTGAAAGATCAGAAAACGTCGTCGACTTCGAACGACCCGAAAGTTAAATCGGCACTATTAAATAAATACGAAGAAGAAGCAAAAAAAGAAGTAGACGGTTATGAACGTCTTAAAACAAAAGAATCAAATAAATTACCTAAACCTACTGGATGGAGACTAGTTGTTCTTCCATTTAAAATGCCAGAAAAAACTAAAGGTGGATTGTTACTTGGACAAGAAACTTTAGAAAGACAACAAATTGGATCTACATGTGGTTTAGTTCTTGCAATGGGTCCACATTGTTATGATAAAGATAAATTTCCTGAAGGTCCTTGGTGTAAAAAAGGTGATTGGGTTATCTTTGCAAGATATGCAGGATCAAGAATTCAAATAGATGGTGGGGAAGTAAGAATGCTAAATGACGATGAAGTTTTAGCAACCATCGAAAACCCCGAAGATATACTTCATCAATATTAACCATAGAAGGAGATAAACTATGCCAGACGTAGACGAAAATAAATTAGTTGATATAGATACATCAGGTCCTGATACAGAAGTTGAGTTAGAAGAAACTCAAACAGAAACATCTGAAGTAGAAACACCAACTGAAGATAAAACGTTTGAAAATGAACGTGAAGTTAAACTAGAAGAAAAGAAAGAAGAGCCTGTAAAGGACGATAAAGAAAATGAATTAGAAAAATACTCTGAAGGAGTTCAAAGAAGAATAGCTAAATTAACTCATAAATGGAGAGAAGCAGAGAGACAAAAAGATGAAGCTTTAAGTTATGCTCAATCACAGATACAAGCTAAACAAGAAGCAGAAGCTAAAATCTCGAAACTTGAACCCGGCTTCATGAAATCTACTGAAGATAGTATTACTTCAGGAGTACAAGCAGCTCAAGCAAAACTTGCAGCAGCTAGAGAGGCAAATGATTTAACTGCTGAAGCAGAAGCGTTAACTGCTATTTCTGAACTTGGTTATAAAAAAGCTAAACTTGAAGAAACTAAAATTGCTCAAGAAGAATATAATCAACAAAGAAAAATAGCTTCACAACCAAAAATAAACTTAAATAGACAACAAGCAGCTCAAGGTACACCAGATCCTAAAGCTGAAACATGGGCATCTAGAAATGCCTGGTTTGGTCAAGATAATGCTATGACCTATACTGCTTTTGATCTACATAAGAAACTTACAGAAGAGGAAGGTTATGATCCTCAATCTGATGAGTATTATTCTGAAATAGATAAAAGAATAAGACTTGAATTCCCCCACAAATTTGATACAAATACTTCAAATAAAGGGGAAACGACCAAACCCGTACAAACAGTAGCTAGTGCGAAGCGAAGTACAAATAATGGTCGCAAAACTGTGAGACTCACATCATCACAGGTAGCAATCGCTAAAAAATTAGGTGTGCCACTAGAAGAATATGCGAAACAATTAAAAATCACGAAGGAGGCATAAGCATATGGAAAATAATAATGAAAAAAGAGCATCCCGTGCGAGTCAAACAAGAGAAAAAGAAGCTAAGAAAAAAGTTTGGACTCCACCTTCATCTTTAGATGCACCCCCTGCACCAACAGGTTTTAAACACAGATGGATCAGAGTAGAATCTATGGGATTCCAAGACACTAAAAATGTTGCTGGAAGAATTAGATCCGGATACGAGCTTGTAAGAGCTGATGAATATCCAGACTCAGATTTCCCAATTGTGGACGACGGTAAATACAAGGGAGTGATCGGAGTAGGAGGCCTAGTGCTGGCTAGGGTACCGGAAGAGATTGCAGAGCAAAGAACTGATTATTATCAGAAACAAGCTCAAGATAATGTCGAAGCAGTTGACAACGATCTTATGAAGGAACAGCACCCAAGTATGCCGATCAATATTGATCGACAGACACGTGTAACCTTCGGTGGTTCAAAGAAAAGTTAATTTTTTAACGATTACTAAGACCACTGGATAAACTAATAATGTCTAAGGAGGACAAATACTATGGCAAATAAAGACGCCGCTTTCGGTTTGAAAGCAATTGGTAAAGTCGGACAGAATAGAGACAATCAAGGTTTATCTGAGTACAGCATTGCAGCTTCTGCAACAGCTATTTATCAATGGGATCCAGTTGAAATGTTAGCAACTGGTACAATTGGTGTAGCGGCAGCAGGTGATGTTTTAATCGGATCACTAAATGGTGTTTTCTATACTGACGCATCAACAAGTAAACCAACATGGGCAAATCACTTAGCAGCTAGTAACACAGCTACTGATATAGTAGGTTTCATCTCTGATGATCCTTACGAAAGATTTGAGGTTCAATCAAACAACACAGGTGCTTCTGCACAAACTGATATTGGTAATGTAGCTAATATTGAGTACACTGCGGGAAGTTCACCTGACTATGTTTCAAAAGTTGAGTTAGATGATGCAGATCTAGCAACTACTGATGGCCAGTTAAAGGTTATTGGTGTTTCTAAAGATCCTGATAATAATGATCTAACATCAGCAAATGTGAATTGGATCGTTACAATTAACGAACACTTCTTGAAACAAGAAGCCGGAATATAATAGGAGGATAATTATGGCTATATCTAGAGGACAACTAGTTAAAGAACTAGAGCCAGGTTTGAATGCATTATTCGGCTTGGAATATAAACGTTACGAGAATCAGCATGCTGAAATATATACTACTGAGTCTTCAGACAGAGCGTTTGAAGAAGAAGTTATGTTATCAGGTTTTGCTCAAGCTCAGACTAAAGCAGAAGGAAGTGGAGTTTCATTTGACAACGCTCAAGAAACTTTCACTGCAAGATATACACACGAAACTGTGGCTCTTGCTTTTGCAATTACTGAAGAAGCTATTGAGGATAACTTGTATGACAGACTTGCTAGTAGATATACAAAAGCATTAGCTAGATCTATGGCGAACACTAAACAAGTTAAAGCGGTACAACCATTAATTAATGGTTTCGGTACATTCACTTCAGGTGATGGTTCTGCATTATTTGCAACTAACCACCCAACTATAAGTGGAACTGTATCAAATACATTAGCTGTGGCTGCCGACTTGAACGAAACTTCATTAGAGCAATCATTAATTGACATTGCTGCAATGACAGACGAAAGAGGTCTAAAAATTGCTGCAAGAGGTACAAAAATGATTATCCCTTCTGAACTTCAGTTCACTGCTGAGAGACTTATGAAGACTCAAGGTAGAGTTGGTACTGCTGATAATGACATCAACGCAATTGCGTCTATGGGAATGGTTCCTCAAGGTTATAGAGTGAACAATTTCTTAACTGACCCGGATGCGTTCTACATTATCACTGATGTACCTAATGGTATGAAGTACTTTGACAGAGCAGCTATTAAAACTGCAATGGAAGGTGACTTTGACACTGGTAACGTAAGATACAAAGCTAGAGAAAGATACTCATTTGGTGTATCTGACTATAGAGGTATTTTTGCATCACCAGGTGCATAATAATTAGAAATTTTGAGGCGGACACAGTTCCGCCTCATTATGAAAGTAGAAAGAACTTTATGAAAAAATTTATAGTTACTATAAACGCCTACCAACACTATACAAAATTTGAAGTATTATCTGAAGATAATGCTATTTCCCTTGAACAAGCTATAGTTGACAAACTAGGAGAAAATGTTATAAAATGGGAACATGTCGGAAGTAATGTTTTTGCTTCTGATAAATACAGAATAACCTATGAGGAGG